TCCACCACATAAGTGATGTCGGTCGAGTAGTCAATGAATTCAAACCTGGCCATGATGCTCACTCCTTTGGGTTGATTGCCTTACAACACAAACAATATTCCCAATAGAAGTAATTGTCAATAACATGTTGTCCGAAATTTTGGCGCCTATTCCACCTGTACTTCCCCTATTCCAATCTGAATTTACAAATATAGCTTAGTATACCTCAGAATTGTCTCTCATGCCACCAACTAGGAAGACACCCCTCCCTAATTAACTGGTTCTCTAGACTCTCTTTAATCCATTGAGGAACAGTCAGGTGTTTTAGTTTGGCAGCTTCCTCTACAGCCATTAAAACTCTGCCCTGTAGCTGCACTTCAATTTTTTCTAAGCCGGGAACTTTAGTGTACCTTCCTTTATCCTTGACAATCATATCATCTAATGATTTACTGGTTTTATGAGACATCCTTGGGCCCTTCATCGTAGATCTGTTGGTCTTACACAAGAATCACTTGCTGACTTTCTTGAAGTTAGTAGGCACATGGTGATTAGGCTAGAACAATCCCTATTCCCTGAACCACCACCTCAGTTACTTAAGGCTATTAGTTCTTTGCTAGAAGTTAGTTCTTCAGATTTACTTAATGAATACCATTCATATGCTACTGAAACTAGATATTCTTTTAGAGATGAACACAGAGATTTCTTTTCAGTTTTGGTTAATTATCGCGTAGACTCGTTAGACATGGCACCCCTAGTTTACTATAGAGAGGCTGAAGGCTTAACGAGGATGGGGTTGTGTAAGGGGTTATGCTTACATCAGGATTCAGTTAGGGATTATGAATTGAATCTGCAGCGTTCTTTACCTGCTCAATTAATAGAAGCTGCTGACTTATTAGATTGGAATTATTCTGTTATTGAGGAGCTAACTCAAAAGTGGAGGATTAGATGGCATTAGATTCAAAGCATTTGGAGTTTACCTTTATTAGATTTAGTGATTCAGGTAAAACTAAAATTTGGGTAGTTGTGAACACTACGACTGTTGAAAGAATTGGGTTGGTGAAGTGGGCAGGAAATTTTAGAAAATACGCTTTCTTCCCTAATGAAGCAACGGCTTACGATAGTAATTGTTTACAGGACATTGCTGCTTTTCTTCAAGAGGTAACCTCATGCCATTAGATGAAACCGAACGCCGGATTGTCGCAGTGATAGAAGAGAATTGGATGGGTTATGCTAGGTTAACTAGCCCTCGGACCATTGCTGAAAGTTTCTCAATATCAGAAATTGCTGCAAGTAAGCTACTACAGAGAGAGAATGTTAGGGAGGCCCTTAACTCGCGGGGAATACCGCAGATTGAGGGAGCAGGTTTATCGCCTGATCAAGTAACTGCAATTAACGTGGTGGTGAACCCAATTGACACTCGCAGTAGAACTAAAAAGCTACAGGAGATGTCAATTAGCCCTAGTAAATGGTCTGGGTGGTTAAAGCAGCCTAACTTTAAAGAATTCTTGGCCCAGCGGTCGACGGACCTATTAAATGATGCTATTCCTGAAGCTCACATGGCTCTTGTAGACAACGTGATGAGAGGGGACTTTCAGAGCATTAAGTTCCTTTATGAAATGACTGGACATTACGATTCCAATAAATCCGGAGTGGATATTCCTAGTTTCCTGAACAGGGTTTTTGACATCATCTCTGAGCACGTGAAGAACCCTCAGATTCTTTTGGCGATTGCTAATGAGTTACAGGGTCTTGCAGGGGGGACTAGTATTAGTCCTAAGCCTGAAGCTGCTACAAAAGAGCTAGTACAGGGGGAAGTAATTATTCAAGAAGCATTTAAAGACCCAACCCCTGTAGCCCGCTCGGTTGTTAAAAGCACAGCTGTTAAAAGCACAGTTAGCCAAGATGTTGAGGACCTATTTAAGGGGATGTAGATGACTAACACTCTCACTCAACGTTTGAATTTGATTAAGCCAACACCAGGAACTCAAGACCCGGTAGAAGTAGCTGAGCTTAACACTAATGCTGATTTAATTGATGAGTGGTTGGTTCCTGCTTGTAAGCTACGGTCCATTGCAAACCAGACCTACACTACTGGTGTAACTGCGAATGTGCTATTTGATACTATTGCATTTGATACCTGGAATGGTCAAGCTGAAGGTGCTATGGCTGACCACTTAAATGAGAGAATTATTATTAGAATTGCTGGACTTTATTTAGTTACAGCAGCTGTTGTGTTTGCTGCTAATGCTACTGGTTCTAGAGTTCTTAATTTATTGCTTAATGGTGGAACTCAGAAAAGAGATGCTGAGTTGGGACATGCAGGAGCTAATAATGTTCTGGCTTGCTCTACTTTAATTCCTCTTGATCCTGGTGATTTTATTAATGCTACAGCTTCTCAGGCTTCTGGTGGTAACTTAGATATTTTAGCTACAGGTGGTTCTGGTGATCCTGATGGTGTTTTGCTTTCTGCTGTTTGGTTAGGAAAGAAGCCATGACAATTAATGATCCTAGAGATAGTCCTAAATTTAGAGTTGGACTTGAAAATTATAAAGGTGAATTTGAAAAGAAGGGGGATGTTGCAGCTGCTGAGGTAAATGAATTACATAAGAAGAGTGATTTAGATAGCTCAGCTGAGGCTCAACATCATTCTTTAGGAACTAAGAGAGATCAAGCTACTTCTGGAACTCATAAGCATGATGGTAAAGACTCAGTCAAGATTATGACTGGTATGACTATTACAGGAGCTAAAGCTGGTAATGCTGCTTTAGCTAGTGTTATTGCTCAGCTAGTTAAGCTTGGCGCGATTGATAATAGTACATAATGGCTAGAACTAAGCATTCTGAAACTTTCTCGCTACAGGATATGGTTAGAAGTCTTAGTGAGAGAGTTAAAAATCAGGCAGTACGTCCGGATATTAAAGGCTATGTTCCTCATGATAAGCAGATTATTTTTCATGCGGCATCAGGCCGCCACAGACTCTATATTGGTGGTAACCGTTCTGGTAAGACTACAGGGGGGATTGCTGAGGATATATGGTGGCTTACTGGTAAACATCCCTATAGAAAGACTCCTGAAGGTGGAATTAGAGGAAGAATTGTAGGGGTTGACTTTTTAAATGGAATTGAGAAGATTCTTAAGCCAGAATTAATGCGTTGGTGCCCTGTATCTGAACTTAGAGATAATAACTGGACTGATTCTTATGATACTCAGGAGCGCACACTACATTTTGCTAATGGATCATTTGTTGAGTTTATGTCTTACGACCAACAACTCAACAAATTTGCAGGCACTTCGCGCCATTTTATTCATTTTGACGAAGAACCTCCCCAGGATATATATACTGAGTGTCTCGTTCGTTTACTCGATACTAAAGGTTCTTGGTGGATGACTCTTACCCCTGTAGAGGGTATGGAGTGGATGTATGATGATATTTATATTAAGGGTAAGACAGATGAATCTGCTAATATCTCAGTAATTGAAGTAGAAACTTATGAGAATCCTTATCTAGATCAAGATGAAATTGATACTTTATTAGCGGCGATTGGTGCAGATGATCAAGATGCCCGTATTAAGGGTAAATTTATTCGTCGTGGTGGTCTAGTTTATAAGAAATTTAATAAAATGATTCATGTTATTAAGCCATTATTAGAAATTCCATCTGGTTGGGAAATTTATGCTTCAATGGACCACGGCTTTAACAATCCTACTTCTTGGCACTGGCATGGAGTGGATAGTGATGGGAACGTGGTTACTTTTGCTGAGCATTATGCATCCGAAATGGTCGTTAAAGATCATGCATCGGCAGTTAAAGCTATTGATGCTAGTAATGGTCGGACTGCAGGTATGTATATTGGTGATCCTGCTATTACTCAGCACAATGGGGTAACTGGTTCCACAGTTCAATCTGAGTATGCTATTAATGGAATCTATATTACTGGTGCTAATAATGAAGTTCTAAATGGAATTAACAAAGTCAATACTTATCTTCAGCATAAGATGCCTGAACATCCTCCTCGTTGGCATATCACTAATAACTGTACAGAACTAATTCGAGAAATTCAGCGCTACAGGTGGAAAACCTGGGCTAATAAACAAATGGCCAATCAAAATAATAAATATGATGTGGCTCATAAAAAAGATGACCATGCAATGGATGATGTTAGATATTTCTTTACTATTATGCCTGACCTCACCCCACTTAAAATTGAGGATACTAAGAACCCTATGCCTGTATTAGGACCCAATGGTATTATGCCTGCAGAAGATAAAACTGATCCTTGGGTTTTAATGGGTAGCAATAGAATTCAGCAGGAATGGTCTACTGAATCAGTTGATGAATATATGGGTGGGGAATGGTAGTTGACGTCCCCTGTAGCCTTGTATTAGTACAGACCTCCGAAAGGATTTTGTAATGACTGGCAAAAAGGTTGAGGAAAAGAAGGACGACACTAAGTTAGAGCTTTTTGACGCCAATCAGGGTCTTATGAAGCGTAGTGGTGGTCCTTACTTGGATGAGTTAGAAGCTTTAAAGGCTGAGGAAAGGCGTGCTGTAGTTGAAGATCGTGATCCTGATTTAGATAATCCTGGTCCTTATGCAGGTACTCAGTTAGTCCCGAAGCAGTACCTTACGGAAAAGGATATTGATCACTCTCATGCTGCTTTGGGTGGTTATGTCGAATTAGAGCACGATCCAGTTATGGTAGTGGATATTCCTGAGGAAAAGAACGAAGCTGATCCTACTCAGGTTGATTACGATAATGACAGTCAAAAGGTTGCCGCTATGGTTGCAGCAGCTTCTGTTCAGGAATCAAAAGAAAAGCTTGGTGTTAGTGAGAAGAAGGCTGATGTTAGTGGTCCTTCTACTGCTAGCCCTTCTGGATCTAGTACCAATGGTTGATACTTTCCTCAGGGAAAGTTCAAAGTTTCGGATTTTAAATGCTCCAATTGAAGCTCCAGGTACTTGTGCTAGTTGTGGTGCTAGTAGTGCAGATGATCGCGATTATATTGATCTCGGTATCGATCTGGAATTCTTTGGAACAATTTACTTCTGTACTTTCTGCTACACTGAGGGTGCTAACGCTTTAGGTTTTGTAAATCCTGATCAGGCTCGTGAATTAGAAGATAAACTTACAGCAGCTGAAAATCATATTATTGAGTTCAGAACTAAGGAGAGAGCTTTAGATGACACCATTAATCTCTTACGCAATTCTGGGCTTCTTAACCTTAATGATGATCCTACTACTCGTATCATTGAAGATTTTAATCGGGCTAGCGACAAAGCCACTTCTGGAAACAATTCAGGCTCAGAACAAATTGATCAGCACTCAGAACAATCTTCTTCAAAGCAAAGACCCAATGACATTCCAACAGTTAGAAGTGATGACCCCCTCGATTCCCTCCAATTATGAACGAGTAGGGATGTCGGATTGGGAAGAAGCTCAGAGATATGCTGAGCAATTTGGAGATACCCAGGGGTTAGGAGACGCTATTTATGACGATGAACATGGTGCCGCCGCCCTCGGGGAGCTTGGAGTTACCGGGCCAGAATCCCTTAATAGTAGGGCAGGCAGTAACTAAATTATCTGAGAAAGATGCACAGTTTTTAGCGAGTTTTGCCAAAGAAAATTTCTTTAAGTTAAAGAATAATAGAACACAGCATGAGCGTCAATGGTACTTGAACCTGGCTTTTTATTTTGGCAGGCAAAATGTATTAGCTCAGAACGTTAGAGGTGTAGGTACGAGACTTATTGTCCCTCCTGCACCTCCTTGGCGTGTTCGGACAGTTGTTAATAGAATTAGACCTATTATCAGAACTGAACTTTCTAAGTTAACTTCTCAAAAGCCTAGTGCTACGGTAATTCCTTCTTCTAATGAAGAAGCGGATCTTTTTGCTGCACAGGCTGGAGAACAAATCTGGGAATCTATGTATTTTGGTAAGGACTTAAAGAAAGTTCTTAGTCGTACACTATGGTGGACTCTTGTAACTGGTACTGGGTATACTAAGACTTATTGGGATTCTAATAAAATTGATGTTGTATCTGGTATGCCTGGAGATATTTGTTATGATCCTGAGACTCCTTTTCATATTTTAGTTCCTGATCTTAGGGAAATTGAACTAGAAAATCAGCCTTTTGTTATCCATTCCTCTACTCGTTCTCCCGAGTGGGTAAATATGCATTATAGGCAAACTTTGGATGGTAAAGAAGTTAAGCCAAATGCTAGATCCAATAATGAAATTCTTGATGATGCTTTCTTGAATCTCTTAGGGGCTAGTGAGATTGATCCAAATTCAGTCTTAATTCATGAGGTATTTATTAAGCCTGGTATGCATCCTAAATTCCCTGAGGGTGCTATGTTTACTACTACTGAAGATCAGGTAGTTCAGTTTCATGACATGTATCCTTATCAGCATAATGAATTCCCATTCGCTAAATTTGATCATATCCCTACAGGTAAATTCTATAGTGACTCTGTGATTGTAGATTTAATTCCTATTCAGAAGGAATATAACAGAACTCGTAGTCAGATTATTGAATCTAAGAATAAAATGTCTAAACCTCAGTTAACTGCTCCGGCTGGATCTATTGATGCAGCTAAGATGACTACTGAACCTGGACAAATTGTTTTTTATAAGCCTGGTTTTGCTCCTCCTCAGCCTATTCAATTACAACCTATCCCTAATTATGTATTACAAGAGGTTCAGCAATTACAACAGGATATGGATGATATTTCAGGACAGCATGAAGTAACCCGGGGTGGTGTCCCACCTGGTGTTACTGCAGCTACTGCTATTAGTTATTTACAGGAGCAAGATGATTCTAAACTTTCGGCTACAGTAGATAGTATTGAATCCGGTGTTGAAAAAATTGCTCGGCATACTCTGTCTTATGTTGGTCAGTACTGGGATGTACCTCGTCTTGTTAAAATTACTGGGACCGATGGTTCTTTTGATAGCGCTATGTTTAAAGGTGCCCAGCTTAATGGTAATACTGATATTAGAGTGGAAGCCGGCTCTGCTTTACCTACTTCTAAAGCGGCTAGGCAAGCTTTAATTACAGACTTTATGAAGCTAGGGTTTATTAAGCCTGAAGAAGGTATGGCTATCCTTGAAATGGGTGGCATTACTAAGCTTTATGAAGCTGTTAAAATTGACCAGGCTCAGGCTCGTCGTGAAAATCTTAAGATGCAGAATATGGATCAGCAACTTATTATCTCTAGTATTCAGGAATCTATGAATCCGGTTGATCCTTCTACAGGTCAGCCAATGCCTCCCCCTGTTAATGAACGTACAGGTAAGCCTATGCTTCCTGAACCTTCTATTCCTGTTAATACTTTTGATAATCATGCTATCCATATTGATACTCATAACAGGTTCCGTAAGTCTCAGGCTTTTGAATCTTTACCTCCTGCTAATCAGATTTTATTCGAGCTTCATGTTCAAAAGCATATGGAAGCAATTGCCGGAGTTCATATTGGAGGTATGCCCACTCCTGAGATGATGATTAGTATTGCTGAGCAGCAAGCTAATCAACCTCCTCCGACTGATATGAATACTCCTATGGACCCAATGATGGGTGGAGAAAACCCTGAAACTATGGAGCAACCTGGACCTGAAAGTTTTGCTCCAACTAGTGAAGAAATGCCACCACCAGAATAACCAAGGGTATTGACTCTACTTATACTCTTAGATCAGAGGCCAGGGCTTCGGTACAGCCTCGAAAGGAATAATTATGACCGTTAATATGGGCGAGGGCCCGGCGGACTCTGGTCAATTAAGTGCTCAAGACCAGGTTGCAAATCAGTTAGCTGGTAATAATCAAGCTTCGGATAATAGTACTGAAACCCCTGTAGCTCCTGTAACTCAAGAGCAGCCAACTATTAATCCAGCTTGGAATCCTCTTCTAGAGGTATTACCTGCTTCTTTACATGGAATGGTTACCCCTCACTTAACTAAGTGGGATCAGGGTGTCCAACAAATGGTTCAAAAGGTACACTCAGAATACGCTCCGTGGAAAGCATTCCAAGATGCTCAGTTAGATCCTGAAGCTCTTTATCAGAGTTATCAGATTCAACAGGCTCTTGAGGCCGATCCTCAGAAGTTTATTGAGGCGGTTATGCAGCATTACGGAATGGAATTTGAGCAGGGCCAGCAGGATCAATTAGAAGAAAATGATGGAGAAGAAGAACTAGGACTGGTCGATTTTACACAGGATCCAGAGTTTCAGCGTCAGCAACAGATGACGGAAACTATGGCTCAGTATTTAATCGCTCAGCAGCAAGCCCAAGATGATGCAGCAGAGGATAAGCAATTAGATGCTGATTTAAAGGCTGCTAAAGAAAAGCACGGTGATTTTGATGAAGATTGGGTTCTTCAAAGGGTAATGTACTTTAATGAGGATCCTGATACTGCTGTTCAAAAGTATCATCAACATGTTCAGCAAATCATTACTAATCATCGTAATCCTAGTGCGGGTGCTCCTGTCATTATGGGTAGCGGTGGAGGAACACCAGTTACTCCTACGGTCACTAGTAATATGAGTGGTAAAGATCGTAGAGCTTTGATGGTTCAGATGCTGGCGAATGCTCACGCGAATGGAGATTAAGAAATGGGTGCTACTCTAGCAACTGTTTCTGCTCTTCTCAAGGAAATTTATGAGAAGGATGCGCAGGATCAGTTAAATAACGATACTATTGGTATGAAGCGAATTGAAAAAACCTCTGAGGGTGTTACTAACGAAGTAGGCGGTCGTTATGTAACTTTCCCAGTTAGAACTGGTCGTAACACTGGTATTGGTGCTCGTAATGAGAACGAAGCCCTTCCTACTGCAGGTCAGCAGAAGACTGCATCGGCTCGCGTTCCTCTTAAGTACCTTTATGGTAGTATTCGTTTAACTGGACAGACTATTTCTCTTGCTGACTCAAATTTCCAGGCTTTTGCTAGTGCTCTTGATGAAGAAATGACGGGCCTTAAGCGAGATCTTGCTAAGGATATGAACCGTCAGTTCTATGGTGCTAACACTGGTGTTATGACTTCTATTACTGCAGATGCCGCTAACTCAATTACTGTGGCTAATGCTCAGTATCTTGAAGTTGGTATGGCTATTGATGTCTTTGATATTACTTTAGTTACTAACCGTATTTCAAACCGTCTTATTGTTTCAATTACTCCTACTACCTTCCCAGCAGCTACTGTTGTTTATTCTGGTGCTGATGGTTCTGCTTCTATTGTTGCTACTGATGTTGTTGTTCGTACTGGTAACATCAGTCGTGAAGTAACTGGTCTCGGATCTATTATCAGGGCTACAGGAATTCTCTTTAACATTGACCCAACAGTTGAGCCTGTCTGGAAGGCTGTTGTTAATGCTAATGGTGGTACTCCTCGTGCTCTTACAGAAGCTCTTATGATTCGTGTTGTAGATGATGTTTATACTAATGGTGGTAATACTACTGTTGGTTTAACTAGTCTCGGTGTTCGTCGAGCATACTTTAACCTTCTTAAGACTGAACGTCGACACGTTAACACTACTAAGTTCGAGGGTGGTTTTGAGGGTCTAGCCTTCACCACTGATAAGGGTGATGTTCCCATTGTCTCTGATGTGGATGCTCCTTATGGTGAAATTCAGTTTGTTAATGAGAAGAAGATTAAGCTTTACCAGGAAGGCGACTGGTCTTGGATGAACCGTGATGGTTCTAACCTCCAGCGTGTTATTGGTTTCGATGCCTATGAAGGTACTATGTTCAAGTACTGTGAAATTGGTACTCATCGTCGTAATTCTCATGGACTTCTTGACGACATCACTGAAGGCTAATTTTATCTGACCCCTCAATTAGGGCCTAGGTCTGCAATGGGCCTGGGCCCTAATTGTATTTGGAGACATTATGAAAATTGTAGCAAATGAACGGTTTTTAGATGGTAGGAATGAGTATTTAAAGGATAAAGAATATTCTGTACCTAATGATAAAGGTTACTACTTCTGTCATATGGGATGGGCTAGGAAAGAAGGGGAACCTGAAATTCTAGAATTAGATCAACCTTCTGAGACATCTTTAGATATTCAAGATGTTGAACATAAGACAAAATCTAGATGGAGGAGTCGTGGCTAAATTTGCTCCAGATATTGTCTTAGATGGTCCTGCTGATATAATTGACCAAGCAGATAAGATGATTGCTTGCTCTGCTCAACCTACTACTTTTACTGAAGCAAATGCTACATTTGCCTTAGCTGATGCAGCCATGACACCTAATACTGATTATACTAAAGCAAATGGTGATACCAATGGTAGGAAGGTTACTGTTGCAGCTAAGTCAGCCGTTACCATCGATACTTCTGGTACTGCTAATCATATTGCTTTAGTGAGTGTTGGGGACTCTACCTTACGTTATGTCACTACTTGTACGCCCCAGGGATTAACTGCAGGTAATACTGTAAACTTTCCTGCTTGGGATATTGAAACGGCAGACCCCACATAATGCAATGGTCAATAGGTGGTAGAAGTGCTGCTACAGCTGCAACGGCTAATCATGTTGGTGCTTTGTTTTGGAATCCGGCTACTACTAAAGGTGTCTGGGTAACTGCTCTTTCTCTGTTTCAAACTACAGCTATAGTTTCTAATCCCAGTCTTAAAAGAGCAACTGTACTTGGATCGGCTCCTGCGGCTACTTATGTACCTACAATTGCAAATGATCATAACAGACTCATAGCTCCCCCTAGTGGTTCTGTTCTTCATATGGGTGTTTTTGGTGGTCAACCAACTCTTGAAGGTTCTGATCTATTTAAAGCTAATATCCCAGCTGCTATTGGATCAGGTTTTATGATGCCATTTCCTGGTAGAGGAATTTATGTTCCTGCTGCTTCTGGGTTAGCTATTAATACACCTATAGGTGTTATTTTGCAACCTTTTGATTGTACATTCTTTGTTGAGGAATAATGCCTACATACAGAATGGCCTCTGCTGCTAATACTGCAGTTATACAAATTTGGGGACAACATTCTGGTGGATTTGTTGATGTTGCAGGTGCTTATGGATTTTATACTACACCAAGACCTATTGAACCTATTCTACAGGGAATTAAACCTGTTCTTTTCAGAGATTTTCGAGACCTTAATAGTGATCTAATTATTCAAGACGCTCTACATGGTACTTTAGTAGATAATTTGGATATAGTACAGACCCATATCTTAGGTATTCAAGATGCTAGACACTTACAATCTGTAGATAATTTGGTCCTTTCTCAAATCCACAATCTAATAGTTCAAGATTCGTTACAAGCTACCTTAGCTGATAACCTAGCTCTAACATTGGGTGCTATTAATTTAGCTATTCATGATGCTTTGCATGTGACTAAAGCAGATATTGTTGACCTCGATGTGGGTATAGGAGAGGCTATGTCATTGGCGGATATACAGCTAGAGAAATTAGCTGTGCTTACAGGTAGTACCGGTAGTATGTCAGATCTGATGTTTAAGTACTACAGTGGACTAAGTGGCTTAACCCCTGTAGCTGCATTCAGTACTACTGATCATCAGAGAACTTATTGGGAGGCTCAGACAGGTCTTACAGGTAAGTCTATGGGAGATCTAGAGGATGCTTTCTATGATTTACAGTTAATTCCTGAAGGTCCTTTGTCTGATAGAGAACTCATTTATTGGAGTAGTCTATAATGGTATATGTACCTACTGAAACTGGTCACTTTGTTAGTGAGAAGTTTGCTTATATTGCTGAGATCATTAAAGACTATGATCATGAAATGGAATTGGCTTGGATTCCACCTGAAAATAGACGTATTACTGATAAGGAACCTTTTGCAGTAATTCATAGGCCTCTTGGTGGTAAGGAATATGTAATGTTCTACATCAAAGAAGGTGAGCTAGATGAGCGAGTGCTAGCTAGAATTTTTGATGGAGACTTAAAACATACTGATGTGCTTAAAAGACTTGAGTCTTTAGATCATGCTAAAGAGGTTATGTCTCTTAAGGAAAAGATGGAAGCTGCGGCAGAGCGACAGGATTTCATTAAATCTGTTGTAGGATCTCATAAGCATTCATTTAGACATAATGGGAAGGTGATTCCCAAATGATTGTTTCTGATATTATTGGTAGGGTTCAACGCCAGTTTGGTGATGAATCTTCAGTTCAATTAGAAGATACAGACATTATTCGTTGGATTAATGATGGTCAGAAAGATATTGTTGTTCAGAATGATTTGATGCAAACTACTGGAACTCTTCCTACAGTTCCTGGTACTAATGAATACACTTTTCCTACTGATATGCTATCAATGCATGCTATGTATTATAGTAATGAACGTCTAAAATATATGTCTCGTCAAGAATATGATGAGTATGTGAATGTATCAGATCCTGATGAAATTTCTTCTGATAAGCCTATGTTTTATACTAAATGGGGTAATAAGTTCATTTTATACCCTAAGCCTAATGTTGTTGAAACCATCAAGCTTTTGTACCTTAAGCGACCTGCTGAAGTAGATGATCCTTCTGATTCTTTAGACCTTCCTGTAGAATATCATCCAAGAATTGTGGAGTTTTGTCTTAGACAAGCCTATGAAATGGATGAGGACTGGGATGCTTCTGCAGTTAAGGCTACTCAGTTTGATGCTGGATTATCTATTTTAAAGGAAAAAGAACAGAATCCAGTACAACAGTATTACCCTACTGTCACAGTATTACCGGATGATCAGTGGTGATGTAATGGGTGGCGAACCAATTCGTTTAGGTCCTTTTGTCGGAGGCATGAATACTCTCTCTGATCCGACAGCCTTACAGGATACTGAACTAGTAGATGCTTTGAATGTAGAACTTGATTTAGATGGATCTTATATTTCAAGACCTCCTTTTTTCACAGTTGCTAGTCCTGCTTCTGGTGGTCATGTTAAGCTTCTAGGTTATTATATTAGTGGAACTAGTTTATTACTTATTGGCATCAATTCTACAGGGCTATGGTATTTTAACTCGGGTGCTTGGACCTTTATTGCGGGTACAGGAACTTTAACCTCAACTGCAGTAGTTCAATATGATGATGCTCTTTGGATTGTTGCTACTCCTGGATCTACTGGTAATGGTGGACGATTAAATGGTACTGTCTTTACAGCTGTAGCTGCTATGCCTCGTGGTGGGTCTGCTGTAGTACATAAAGAGCGTATGTATATTGTTCCAGGTCCTTCTATTACAGGTACTAACAGTACTTTACTTAGATTTTCCGACCCTGCTGATTTCAATACTTGGCCTGGTGGTAATTCTATCTTTATCAATAAGGGTGATGGTCAGAAACTTATTGATATTGCAGTTTACAATGATAATTTACTTCTTTTCAAAGAAGATAGTACTTATGTACTAGCTTTTGATATCTCACCTTCTGATGCTATTACTCGTAAGATTAACAGCAATATTGGAGTTTCTAGTAAAGACTGTGTTGTAGCATACGAGAACCAGTTGTATGTTCTTCACGAAAATAATGTCTATGAAGTAGTTAACTATGACTTTGCTAAGATTAATTCTAAGGTACCTTTAACCTATGACTCTACTGCTCCTGGTGGAGGTTGGTCTGATCCTTTCTTCTTAACATTGCTAGGAGATAGATTAGTAGTTAAGTACTATGCTAAGCTTTATATTTTTGGATTGAAGACTAAAGTATGGACTAGATGGGATACTGAAACTTTAGGCGGTCGTTATATTGGACCTGCTATCCCTGTACCTATTAAAGATGAAGCAAATGCTATTCCTACATTCTTTATGAATTCTGCTGCTTTGAGTTCTGGTGCTGTCTATAGTTTTAGGGATGTTATTGATAGTTCAAATGCTGAAGATATTGCAGTTTCTATTAAGACTAAGAATTATGATTTTGGAGTTCCTCATCGTTATAAGAGATTATTTTGGTGGGGAGCAGATGTCTCAACTAAGAGTGATATTACTGGAACTGCTCAGCCCATAATTGTTAACTTCTCTGTTAACTGGGATCAGTTAGAAGATGGTGCTCCTGCTATTAACTGGGATACCCTAGCTACTTGGGATCAACCTCTTAATATGCCTATTGTTATTCAGACAGTTAGATTAGCTCAATCAGCTGTTAGAAAATTTGCTAAATTTAGGAAGTCTCTTAGATTTAGACAAATTAACTTTGGTATTGAAATGTCATATGATGGTACTAATATCTCAGGTCCTGTTAGATTCTTCACACTTACTACTATTATTGGCACAAAAGAACACGTATCCAAGGACTTGACGTAGGAGGTATGCTTAAATTATGGCTGGATATGATGCTTATGCTGCTGGTTCTAAGGTTTATAATGGTGTGTCCTCTGCTCCTAATATGGGACCAGTCACTAATAATCTAGGCTATAAAACTAGAGATCTTAAATACAAAACCCGTAAGCGTAATAATGCCATTCTACGTAGAATGCAAGCTAGGCAGGGAAAGAATTATGCTTCTTCCGACAATTTAAGTAGTCCTATGGGAAGGACAGTTTAATGGCTGATATTGATTCGGCAGGTGCTAGGAATAGACAAGCTCCTGTTCGTAAGCCTGCTGTAGTAAAAAAGCAGCCTAAGTCAACTATTGCTATTGGTAGGAGGGTTTCTAAGCCTTCCCGTAGTACTCGAAGGCCTACTGGAAATACTAATTACTCTAAGAATCAGGGACAGAGTCGAGTTAGGGCTGCCCAGAGGAGAAGTACTTCTAGGAAGACTTCAAGTAGTTCTACTCCTAAGCCTACTCAAGCAGTTGCTAAGAGAATTGTTCCACCATCGCCTCCGAAGCCTGTAGCTCCTGATATTAATAAATTCTTAGCTGGGGATTCAACTTATCAGCGACAGCTGGCAGCTTTTGGTAAGTCTCTTTCAGATTTCCAAGCTGATCAGGGATTGGCTAGCACTGATTACACTACTAATTATGGTAATACTCGTCGTGATATTGGACTCGCTAAGACTGATGCCTCAGAAGGTCTTGAAGAAGATTATGCTTCTCGTGGTATGCTTAAGTCTGGTCTTTATAATGAAGCATTAGGAGAGCTTAACCAGCAGTATCAAAATCAGTATGTAGATCTTGATAAGCAGAAGACTTCTTTCATGGATCAGCTTGCTCAGGAACTTAAAAAGTATCAGGGTGAACAGGGTGTGCAGAAGGGTAATGCTTATGCAGATGCTGCACGCCGTAGAGCAGAAAAGTATAACTTATGAGTATTTGGGATACTATCAAGAATATGCTTCAGCCTGAAAATGAGGCTGTGGTACCTAACGATATTGGTCAGCAATTAAAACAGCGTCTAGGTAATATTCAGCAGAGGAAAAGTCCTCCTTATATTTCTACAGCACCTGCTGCTTTTCCAAAAAATGCTGCAGACATGATTAATCCTAATACTTTAAATCCTTATGCTTCTGGTAAATATAATGGAATGGGGCAGCAATCCCGCCCTTCTCAACAGGACCCTTTGCAGCAGATCATGCAGCAATTAACCCAACTGATGGGGGAGGGTCCTCCTGATATTCAGTTTAAGCAGATGGAAATGCCTACTTTTGATCCTAATAAGTTCAAGGGTCAGGCTACAGGGATTGTAAATGAGCAGTTCAATCCTATTATTAATGAGATTTTAGGACAGCAAAAAACTACTCAGGCTAGGGCTAAAACTAATCAGGGTATGGTTGGTGGTATTTACAATGAAATGGCTAACCAAATTGGTAAAGACGCTGCTGTAACTAGTAAGGGTTATGATCAGGCTCAAGCACAATCTCAAGGCCTTTATAAAGATGAACAAAGTAAGATCGCTGCTATGTATGCTGCAGATGCGGCTGCACAAAAAGCAGAGGCTAAGCGTTTAGGTACTGAAGCTTTTGGTACTCCTGATGCTTTAGCTGCTCAGAATGCAGATAAGAACTTTGCTCAGCAATTGGGTAGCCAGCAGATGCAATCCACTAATGCTGCTTTTGAACAGCAACAGCAGGCAGCTGGTCAGTATGATCAGGCTATGCAGGGTGCTGCAAGATCTGAAGGTGGAGAAGCTCAGAGAGATATTATTAGTCAGCTTGAAGATTATATGACTAGCTCTAATTCTAACTTAGCTGAAACTCGTTCACAGCAAGCTGGCTCTATTAATGACTTAATGATGCAACTCGCTCAGGGTACCTATGATCGAGATGTCCAAAATGCTCAGTTTGGTTATCAGCAGCAACGTGACTTTATTGGTGATCAGAACAATTTATATGATCGTGAATTAGAAATGAAAATGAACCAACTTAAAATGATGCAGGAAGCTACAGGAGCTAGTGGTTCAAGTAGTGCTGAAAAACTTAATCCTTGGCAGTCTGTTGCTCAATTCTCAGAGCAGTTACAGCCTGGTCAGGGTGATGATATTGTTGGTGCTTTAATGGGTGCTATGAATGAGCGTCCTGAGATCTTTGCTAGGTCTAAGGATGATCCAGTACCTATGACTCCTGCCCTATTTGCTAAGCTAATTGGCGATAGTCAATCTGCAGGTAGTTTAGACCAGAATTCATTAAGAATGGCAGCACAAGAGTTATACCGGTTACTTTACGGATCGTAGGGAATTATGACCTATGCTGAAGAATATGCTAGCCGACTGAATCGTATGAAGTTATTGAGTTCTCTAGGGATTTCAACTAAAACGATGAGTCGCCCTGCTAGTAAAACTGAATTAGCTAATTTGATTCTTCAAAGGGCCCGCTCTGATTTCAAACTCAGTGGGCCTATTGGTGTGCCTGAAACTAAAAAAGAAGATAAGAACATTCTAGATCGTGGTAAGTCTGTCGGTTTAGGTATTTTAGATATTCTCAGTCGGCCGTTATATGGTTTAGCTGAGGGTTTAGATACTGCAGTCAATGAAGGGGGTAATCCTTTAAAGGGAGCCTGGGAGGGTATCTCTGGTAAGGAAAAAACCTCCTTTATTGATGTGTCCCAAAATAGTAAGATTAGAAAAATTCGAGGTGAAGACGAATATAAGCGAATTGTCTCTGAGCGTGGGGAACAAGAGGGTGAAAATTATATTGCCCTCAGAACTAAGGATATTCAGTCAGGTTTAGCTAGTGATGTGGTCCCTGGATTAGTTGGAGATTTGGCCTTAGATCCTCTTAATTTTGTTCCTGCAGGTATTGTAGCTAAGCCATTTACTGGTGCTAAGAGTTTGGTAAACACTTATAGAGGTTTAACAAAAGTTGAGGACCTGGGGGAGGCTGCCTTGGTTGGGGCTCGTCCTGGGGCAACCTCGCTTGCGGGAGAGGCTGTTGAGAGCCTGCCTTCTCAGTCTCAAAACCTCCCTCCAGCTTTTATCAAGTCAGAAGAAACGACATTATCTCCTTCATCTCAAAGAGATATTGACTGGGAAAGATTACAAGGAACTAAGCAACCTTTTCCTAAGGCTACTAGAGCTCCTTTTACTCTGCCTAAGAGACCTGATACTGCAAATATTGAGGGGGTTGATGTCCCTGCTCTTAAAGGTCAGGAGCAGAGATCTCTTATTGACACGATTAAATCAGAGCCTAAATTTGCAACTCTAGCTGATGTATTTAATAAAGATATTCGTCCTAAGGATTATGAGGGACTGACAAAAGCTCGTGTTGTAAATGAGACTGCACAAATTGTGGATCAAGCTGCAAAGTCAAACCCAGCTGCTATTGAGTTCTTATCTACATCTAAAGTGGGACAATTATCTCCTGTAGCTAGAAGTTCTGTGGACGATGCAGTAGATCGTGTTAGTCGTGAGATTAAAGAATCTATTGCTGATCCTGTTAAAGCTAGAGCCGCAGGTAAGCAGCCACGTCATCCTGTGTTTAATGCTCCTACTCAGACTAATTTAAGTAATAAGTTAACTACGGCAGCGAGAGCTCAATTTGAAATTGAATCACTTAATCCTAATACTGGAAGTAAGGTTACTAAGGGAGCTTCTAATAAGTTTATCCCTGCTGTGTATGAGCGTTATATTAGTATGTTGCGCAATGCAGAAGAAAGCATGGTATCTAAGGGTAGAGATTTGGGTGATGATGCTTTTTACCCTCGTGCTGGTAATAAACCTGATAGTCCCTATCTTCGTTTAAGTGATGTTTTAGATAGACTTCCACCTGAGATTGCACGTAAAAGCATTCTTGGTCCAGTAACTAAAGATAAAGTATTACCTGGTCTGTTGCTTAGGGCTGTAGCTGGAGAGAAAAAGGCTCTAGGTGTTATTGCTAGAGATCATAAGGATTTGGCTGCAGCTATTAGCCAGGTTGACTGGGCACCATTAATGACTAAAGAGTATGCTCTTAGGGTTATTGATGCTGCTAACAAGGTTAAGCCTGCTCTTGATGAAGCTGCAGACCTTATTGACCAAGCTAAGTCTCTAAATGCTAGTGATACTACTAAGGCAGCAGCTACTGATCAGGTAGTTAATGAGGTTAAGAAACCTTTTAAGAATGAAATGCCTTCTGCTAAGGGTTCTTTCTATGACTTAATTAAGACAATTGCTAATCCTAAGCCTAATGTGGTTGAGCAAATCATTGATAGTAAGAAATCTAGACTTGCTGCTGGTGTGACAGGTGGTAAGAATGGTCAAAAGGTAGCTCAACCTGGAAGAATTGCAGTTGCTGCAGAAAGTATTGAAGAGGCTACAGGAGTTATTCCTAAAGAGGCTGGACTTAACCCAGAATTAGCTGATAAGGCTGCAGAGTATGGAATCTTTAGTACGGTCCTTAGTTGGATTAAGCCTGATCTTGGGTACAAAGAGTTGCGACCCACAGTCATTAAAAATGTCAGTGTTAGAAAAGCCTCAGCTGCTACGAGAGCTAACCAGTTTACCAAAATCCTCAATTTGGTCCCTACTGGGGAACATTTAGATTTCTGGAAAGAAGCTACAGGAGTTTTAGAGGTTATTCCTGAACATGCTGAAGCAGTCCAGCATCTTCAAAAAGCTTTTGGTAACATGTTTGGTGAATCTGGTCTTTTATCTAAATTTGAAGGAAACTCGTCTATAGCCCGAGCAGGTATTGCAGTAAATGATTTGAATAAACACCTTAGAATTGCAGGTATTAAAGACTTCCAATTCACTAAGGAAGCTAAAGATCCATTGACTGGTAAAATGATCAAATTTGATGGACCTGAAATGCTTCAAAGTTGGAGGCATTACATTCCTAAGAGTGAAACTGATTTACGTCAGTTTGTCTTTGGTATGACCCAGGCTGTTGAGAATGTCATGGTAGAGTATTCAACTTATGCTAATTTGGGAGCTCTTTGGGGTAGCAAGAAATTTAAGGAGGGCTACGTAAAGGTCTCCGATATGCACCCTGCTATTAATGAGATGTATTTTCCAAAGGATATCGTTTCTCAGATCGGCAAGATGTCTCGTGGAATCGATGAGTTCTACGAACCTCTCACCACTAACAATTTCATGAAACTGTATGATCAAGCCCTTAGGTCTTGGAAGTCTGGTGTCACTATTTATGCACCAAGTCACCATATCCGGAATATGATCGGGGATATGTTCCTCGCGTGGCTTGATGGAGTCAGTAATCCTGTTTACTATGAACGTGCTCGAAAAGTACTCATGGCTAATTATGGCCATTACTCGGACATTGACCCTAAGAAGAATCCATTGAGCGATATTCTCGGCGAGGGACGGGAAGCCGATATCATTGCCAAAATCATGGGGCAATCTAAAAAGAGAATTCCCAAGGGTGAGGGTGTTATAGCTAACGCCAAGATCCAGGGAAAACGTTATCAAATGACTATTGATCAGGTCTATCAGATGGGATTCCGTCATGGATTATTCCCTCACTCGAATGTAATTGAGGATATGCCTGGATCAGAGACTTTCTTTGAGCATTTAGCCGAGAAATTTCATCCTGGTAAAGCTGGACCCTTTCAACCATTTGGCGGACGAGTTCAGAAAGCGGCCCGACAAGTTTCTGAAAGTCGCGAACATTATGCTCGTCTAGCTCATTACTTGTACGCATTAGAGCATACAAAAGCGAATTCTCTAGAGGATCTGTTCGAGTTATCTGCACAACGTGTACGGAAATACCATCCTGATGGGTTGGATCTGACAACAACAGAAAAGCATGTATTACGTCGTCTTTTCCCATTTTATGCGTGGACACGGAAAGCTATCCCCTTAGTAGTTGAAGGTGTAGTAACTCATCCTGCTAAAATCATGGCTTATCCTAAGATTATGTCTGCTATGCAGGAACAAGGTGGTCAGGATAGTTCAGTTAGTGATCCTTGGCCAGAAGATCAACTCTTCCCTGATTGGTTATCTGGTAACGTAATTGGACCAGTATTTGATCCTCAATCAGCTTTAAGTCGGGCTGTAGCTAGATCTGATGATGAAGTTGGTTATACTATCTTTAACCCTGGTAATCCTGCTACTGATATCTTAGAGGACTATGCTAACAATCCAATTAAGGGTATTGGTAACTCTGTAACACCATTTTTAAAGATCCCTGCTGAACTTGGTTTTGGGACTGAATTTATGAGTGGTGCTCCTATTACTGATAAGACAGAGTATGTAGATAAAAACATTCCTCTATTGTCCACTATTAGCCGTATGACAAATGGTGCTGTTGGTAGTGGTTTAATAGAGGGTGGAGATTTGAAGGGTAAAGAATCAGAACCTTTCAATCCTCAGGCTCTAATTAACTACTTGACAGGTGCCGGTATTCTGGATACAGGTCGATACACAAAGGGTGGAGAGTTCGATTTAAAGAAGCGTATTGCTGAAGAAAAGAAGCGACAGGAGGGTAGGTAATGTCTGCACTTGAAGATGCTTTTAACCGCCTTGCTGATATTGCTTCTGGTGGCTCACAACAAACTACTTATGATGAAATGCGTGGAGCTAGAGGTAGACAAAGAAATAAATTCTATCAAGACTTAGAGACTGAACGTAAGAGAAGAATTCAGTTTGCTGTAAGTATTCCAAAACAAGATTATCAAAATCAGAGCATTCAAGGTGGAGCCGGTGGGGTTATGGGCTCTGGTCTAAAGCAGTCTGGTAACTGGATGTATCCTCTTAAAGGGAACTTTAGAATTAGTTCTGATTTTGGAGGTAGGACTCATCCTATTAGTGGGAAACATAGTAATCATACTGGCATTGATTGGGCGGCTCCTTCAGGGACTCCTATTTATGCTCCTGGTGCTGGTACTATTCGCTCCTCGGACTTTAATAAGATCTATGGAAATCGTACTATCTTAGACTTTGGTGGTGGACAATCTAGTATGTTTGGTCATCAATCTAAGTCAGTCGTTAAGCCAGGACAGCAGGTTAAAGCAGGACAACTTCTTGGTTATGTAGGTAGTACTGGTTGGGCTACAGGAGCTCATTTACATTTTGAGACTTGGGTTAATAATAAGCCAGTTAATCCTCTAAGTTGGTTCATGTAATGGCATATATTAATGAGAAATACATCCCGCCTGATAAGACTAGTGAGCTTGAAAAGAAGCAAATGCAATGGCAGTCACAGTTGCTAGGAATTAAAAAAGGACCAGTAGAAAAGCAAAGTTATAGGCGTAGGGCTGGAGACATCTCTCAGGCTGGGGAACAAGCTACTGCCTATGAAGTTGCTAAGAGAAATAAGCGTGAAGCTGCCGCTATGGAGGCTGCACGTAAGAGAATGGAAGCTGACACTTGGCGAAGAATTACTACCAGTGTGGGTCAGGGAGGAGGTCCTAGTTTAACTCCTACTGGTGGTGGAGGTAATGCCTATAAACCAACTGGTAATACTACCTTTGACAAATTTATGCAAGCTATCTCTGGTCAAGAATCTGGTGGTAACTATGGTGCTAAGAACAAAAGTTCTGGTGCTATGGGTAAGTATCAGATTATGCCAGGTAATATCAGTGGTAAAGGTCGAGGCTGGGATTATGAAGCTTTAGGTCATGATGTCTCAACTCAGCAATTTATGAGTAGTCCTCAATTACAGGAACAAATTGCTAGATTTCAATTACAGAAGTACTATAATAAATACGGTCCACGGGGCGCGGCTATCGCTTGGTATGCAGGTCCAGGTGCTCTAAGTTATAAGAACCTAAATTCAGGACAAGGGGCTTATCCGAGCATCAATAACTATGCCAATGCTATTATGCGACGATTGGGATTATAGTGCCAGTTATTGTTGTAGCACCTTTGAGATGGAGTAGATCACCTTTACAAAGTTTCTTTCTTCTCTTACTTGCTGTTACAGGACTACTAATTACTCTTAATATTTCTCGTAATGCAGTCACAGTAGAAATGGGAGAGCCTTGGGCTAGTTTCTGGGGAACTTCTATTTTTCTTGGATCCTCAGTAGCTGTTATAGGTTCTTATTGGAAAGATAAGATCTCTGGTATGTTAATTGAGAGATCTGGTATTTTATTACTTGGTGGGGCTTCTGTTATTTGGCCTGCAGCACTTGTATTGAGTGTAGGTTGGGAAAAAAGTGGTTTCTCAGCTGTTATAACATTCATTTTTGCAATGTTTTGCTTCTTACAGGTAAGGTACATTAATAAGCATATTCAACTTATCTTAGAAGCTATAAAGAAGGAGGCTGAGTAATGGATGATCTCGTTACTAAGATTCTCCTAGGTTTGGTTGCCGTGGGATTTTTTAGTGATTTAGCTAAGGGATTCTTTCAACGAAAAAAGATTAATTCTGAATCTAATTTAGATGATGCTAATGCTATTCAGGTTATTGTAGGTTCTTCCATTACTATGTTAACACCTTTAAAAACTAGAATTGGTGAGTTAGAGTCTGAGACTACTATCCTGAGAAATGAACTTAGAGAATCTCGGGATGAGGTGGTTCGAACTACGAGATTGTTACATGCAGCAAATGATCAATTAGAAGCCTCTACAGCAGAAAACAAAAGGGTAACTGCTGAGAATAAACGTCTTAGAATTCAACTAGCAGGAGGAAAACCATGAGTGCACCAACTCAGCGTAAAGTCTATGCATCTACTATTGGTGCAGGAGCAGGTGTTACAGTTTCAGGATTTGCTTTATGGGTTGCTGATCAAATTTGGTGGCCGTCTGAGACAGTAGATATTCCTATTCCTGTAGCTGCTTTTATTGGATTAGTAGTAACTACTGGTTTAACATTTATTGCTGGTTGGTTAGCTAAGCAAGGTGTAGAGGTTACTGAATACCCACCAGTTGCGTAACAATCTAAGAAAAAAGGTAAACCCCTCTTGACAAGGTCTGTCAAGAGGGGTTTACTATGTCCTATGGGAGACATGCAGGCCATATCAGTATGGCGCAGACGGGCAGCATGTAAAGGACAAGAATATTTATTTGACACAAACCCTAAAAAAGCTAAAAAAGAATTATGTTCAGTGTGTCCAGTAGCGGATCAATGTTTAAAATTCGCCATTATTTATAGTGAACATGGGATTTGGGGAGGCACAACTAAAGATGGAAGAGACGCGCTAATTCTTGCTCAGCCTTTAATTCGGCTGATGTTAATTGCGGAGGCAAAGGCTCTGGGTCTTTATGAGCATCGTTATACTGTTGAGCAGTATTGGAAATCAATTCGGCAAGCTCAGGATAGAGGAAAGATTCCTTATCAGAAACCTGTTCCGATTCAACAATGGGACTGGAATGATCCATGGACTTGGCAATAGTAAGTAATACTTCTAATGCTTTAGGTGGGATAGAGTACTCAGTAGGTATTTGAGCTCTCTTCCAACGTTCGTCCGCTGTATGCATTGGGTTCCAAATAACACCCATTTTTTCTAAAGACTCGACTCTACATTTAGTCGAGCAAACAGTGACGAACTGATAAGAAGTAAGAAAGTACTTTTTGCAGTTATCACACTTTTTGTGAAGAAACTCATCTGGTTTCTCTACAAAGAGTAAAACTGCCTGCGCTTCACGCATATTATCATTTTGATCTTGTGTTGTTTTGAGATCTCCAAATTCTTCTTCTGTAAGTCCTAACAGTTCAGCAGCTAACTTCTCTTTTTTCGTCAATTTTCTCAAAGTTTTACCTGCTTAATTTTGTTCTTAATTAACCAGTACTCACCAATGTTATAGGCATCAATTACATGTGTCTTACTATGATCCATCCCTTTTGTGGAATGTCCTGTAAGTTTCTCAGCAATTTCTTTAACACCTGATGGTTGTTTAACAAGAGAGGCTCCCCATAATTTAGCAAAAGTCTCAATACGGCCAATAGAAAGAGAAGCTGGCATACGACTACCAATTTGAGATTTAGCTCTCTTACCAAACAACTTGAAATCTTCTACAATAACTACCTTAATAGTGATAGGAAAAGCAGCTAGGAGATCATGTAATTCATCATAATTCCAAACTGTTCCCATATCTAAAGGATTACCTTTATCATCCCATGTTGCCCATCCAGTAGCCTTACCTGGATCACAGGCTAAGTAATACGGATGTCTGGATTCCATGACAGTATATTCTCTACAATCTCTATGTTATCCTCCAGCACTAACTGCTTAACGCTGGTCTCTGGCACATGCTTACAAATAGAACACCATTCAGCAAAAATATCATGTATACAAGTAGTTTGTAATTGCATTATTTGCCCCATTCATGTACGTCAACTCTGAAAGGAATACCAAAGTCAGCGCCAATAGCAGGAGTATCTTCCATAATTCGCTTGATCTCTGGTAAGTGTTTCTTTTCTTGACCAATAGGAATTTCAAAAACTACAGCATCATGGATCTGCAAGACCTGGAGACACTCCGGGTCTATTTCTTTGTCTAGACGTAATTGAATACGCTTTACAATCTCAGCTGCACCACCTTGCATTGCTGAATTAACTGCTTTGTGAGCCTCTGCCATAGGATTCTCAAAGTGCCTCCTACGACCTGTCCAGAACCTCACAAAACCTTGTCCTTTAGCTACAGACATAGCTAGATCATTAAGAACAAGTAGAGCAGGGTAATTTTCAAAGTATTTGTCATAAATTCTATATCCCTGAGCCTCAGTTCTGCCAAGCATCCAAGCAATCTTAGCAGGTTTAGCTCCATAACCAATTGCATAACTCAGCTGCTTAACATCATATCTAGGCTCTCCCATTTCAAGAGCCATTTCATCAAAGAGATCTCTCTCATCATTCATAAAAATCTTAATGAGTTTAGGCTCTTTAGAATAAGCAGCTAATAATCTCATCTCCAGTTGCTTATAATCAGCTTCCCAGAGACCACAACCCTCTCTAGGAACAAATCCTGCTTTGACTTTCCTATTCCATGGTTTAGAAGTAACTCTAGGGATTTGCTGTCCATTCGGATCAACACAACTGAGTCTTGAGTTTTTAGTTCCATGTTGTTTAAAATTAGGATGGATTCGTCCGTCTGAGTTAACCAGTCTGAGATAAGCTTTCCAATAAGATGACGTTGCTTTTTGAAATCCACGATACTCCAATACTTCTGTAGCTAAAGGATTGTCAGAATATTCAAGAAGTTCTTCATAGTATTCCATAGCTTTCTTATCAAATGAAGGACCTGTTTTACCTGAATGGTGAACAGGTAAACCCATCTCATCAATTAACAGCTTTTTAAGATCTTTGTTAGAACCAGGATTAAGTCCTAATTCATCTACAATTTCTTGCATACGAAGCTCACCTAGTAAGATCTGCTGTTGTGCAAGATCTAGGTCAACCTCAATACCATTACCTTCCATTTTATTAAGGAAGTAAGCATACTCCTTCTCTACTTCCCATCTATCTCCGCCACCCTCGTTCATATAGAGAGGCCAGAAATAGTTATGTACTTCAAGATGTAATTCTGCATCTCTTGCTGCATAAGGTGCCATTACTTGAGCAGGAATACCTCCCCAACCAAAGGCTTTAAGATACATCTTGAAGTCATCTTCTCGCATTTTACCCTCGATACCTACTACACTTCTAGCAAGATAATCAAGGCTATAAGACAAGTAATTCTCATTCACATTATGAGCAGCAAGTAAGCTACAGCGCGCATCATTAGGTACATTAATTCCTAAAGACTCAAGAGCTAGTTTATCATGCCTCAAGTGGTGGGCTGTTAATGGCTTGGATTCAATGAGAGTTTTTAGTTTATCCCTATATGACCAATTAAGATTACCGTGCTCGTGTCGGAACGGAAAATAATATGCATATCCATTAACCCCATCGTGGGAAAAAGCGATGGACATTCCAACAGTATGACCCTCTCCAGTTCTAAGATCCTTTCCATTAGACTCTGTGTCAACTCCTAAGATAGGTGCATACTCTGCCATTTTAAGAAATAATTTGAATTCATTATCATCACTAGAGTTCGAAGTGGGGTCCAGTAATAGGGGACTCTCGTTTTGTCGCCTCATGAATCATCTCCTCTCTCTTTTGTTCTGCTTCTGCCATAATAGCCTTAACTGATACTTCTTCGAAGGTAAGTCCTTCAATCCTAATAATCTTCATAGGATCAGGTTCTTTAGCTAGACGAACCTTAAGCCAGTTGAGATCAATCTCATTAGTCTTGAGATTTCTCCACATACCTAAGACTGTAGTTGCTTGGGCAGTGATAAAATAAGAACCATATACGTCAGAGAGACCATCAGGCTTTTTGTTGTTGACCTGTGCCTTCCTGTGGTGATGAATAAAAGTAATACTCGTGTCAAACTCCATACGAAGCTGTCCCGCAACATCCATAATCCTCTTAGCGGCAGTCTC